GACGCGGGGATCTCCGCTCGCGGAGGTTCCGAGGCCAATAAGCTCAGGATGGGCCGCATGACGCCCGCTGAGCGTGCAGAACTCATCGCCAATGCTCGGCAGCACAGAAGCAATAACATGCGTTCCGACGCTATCACCGGTAGACCCAACCTGTCTGTCGGCCCGGGCGAGAAGGAGCTTGCGGACTGCCTCCGCGCCGCCGGCCTTCCAGTGAGCCAGCAATTCGGGGTCGACGGATACCTGGTCGACATCGCCGTCGAAAACATCGCCATAGAACTGAAACGCAAACGCAGAGCCCACGACGTGGCGGGATTCAATAGCGAACGCAGCAAAAAGCTCATCGAAGCTGGGATGCATATTATCTGTGTGGTTTTCAGCGATACGGTCCAGCTCATTCGCCACGCTCAAGACATCATCGCCCACATTGATCTCGCACGCCGGCAACCACCCCCGAAGGGTGAGTATTGGGTGATTGGGTGTTACCGAGGTAAGCTCCCCCCTGATCGTGAAGTCGATCATTGGGCCTTCATAAAATACACGCCAGAGATGAAGACAGCCGTTTGATAGGTCTACGCGCATGTTTCCAGGAAAGCAGTTTGGACCTTGGCCGGCGTGGTAGCGCATGACCTTCTGGCCTGGCTCCGATGCGATCGGTGGTTCATTCCATGGAATCATCTGGCCTTCGAGGAGTCGGTGCGCACTTCTAACATCTGAATCTTTTACAGTTCTCCATCGGTAACCGTCGCTACCGATGTGAACCGCGCGCGCCTCCGTGAGCTTCGACGCCGTGCGGGCGACCTCCGTTCGGGCGATCAGTTGGGCCTTGCTGATGCTTACGTGGGTGCTGCGGCGGATGTCCTGCGCCACGTCCTCGGCGCGCCGGCCGGAAATTCGAGCCTCGATGGTCAGCTCGTGGACGCGCTTGGCTGCATCCAGTGGGATGCTTTTGATGTAATGGACCTGCCGGGCCATCAGCTCCAGCATGAGGGTGCCGGTCGGGGCCGAGAGGATTTCGCGCTCAAGGTTGGTGCCCAGGCTTTTCGAGAGGTTCTTCCAAGCGGTGTAGTCGCGGTCGGCGACGTTGGCCACCATGCGCTCGCCCACGGACTGCGCCCAGGGCTCGATGATCTCCGAGTACTTCTCCATTGTGGCGATCAGGGATGCTGGGTCGGTGATCTCGCCGTCACGTTCAAAGCCCTTGACGATCTCGCCCACTTGGCGGCCTATGGCGGAGAGCCGGGCCATGTAGGATCGTTCTTCCAGCCGTGCCTTGAGGAAGCGCTCGCGGGCTGCGCGGCGGGCGGCAGCGGCTTTCTGGCGCTCGGTGGGCATAGATTACCTAGATGAATTTTGTGAGGCGCGAGCACCGCAATTCAAACATTTGTACGAACTGGTAGTGGCTGATCCCGTTCTTTGCCAATCATTTTTGCTTCCGCAGGTGGGGCATTGGGGGTCACCATTCTTCTCCCAAGCGCGATAGGAGGTAGTGTGGGGCTTGTACTCGACTTCTGCATCCTTCGTGCGCTGGTGGATGATTACGGTTCGCTTGCCAGCTTTGATGACGGTGTCCTTGACGGAATCTCCGGAAGACAGATGCACGTTGGCTGGATGGAATATGAAGCGTTTTCCGGTTCCGTTCTCAATGACGTGAACTTGGCCGTTGTAAACTCCTTCGACCTCACCCTTGATTTTGCCGCCATAGCCGCCTATTCCCATCGCCCAGACTTTGTCGCCTTCCTTGACGGCATCCTTTGCGGAGGCGAGGTCTCGACTTGGCACTGTGATACGGGTCGCCACTGCACCCGGTATCTTTTTGGCTGCAGCTTCCGCAGCAGCCTTGCTGTCATACTCTTGGCCCCAGATGGTTCTATTGGCAACCACATACCATCCGCCGCTAGACGTTCCCGCATCGATGCTCGCCACGGTGCTGGTGCCCCCGACGTCCTTTGTAAGCGCATCCACCGTGTCCTTGATGCGATCCGCTGTCCAGCCCCCGTTGACGAGGTGCCCGATGAATGTAGCGATGTGCTCAAGGTTGCTGGCGTCCACGTTCCCACCACAGTCCCGCACAAAGGATTTCGCCCCGGACTGCCCCAAAGCCTCCTCGAAGGCGCGAGCAAAGTGGTTGGGGTTCGCAAAGCGCAGGCCGCTGGTGTTCACGATCTGGCGGAGGTTCGCTCGGGACATCCCAACGGTGCCTTCGGCCTTGGCCTCTTTGACAGCCTGCCGAATCCGCTGCGCAAGCTCAGAAACGTCGTCGTCTTTGGTCTTGCTTCGGCGGTCTTCGATGATGACTCGTTTGCACATACGACCTCACAGTTTCATGCGGATTCCGCTCAAGCGGTAGCTTCGGGTGCTTCTGCCGGCGCTTTCATCTTCTACCGGTGGGTTGAGTATACAAGGCGCGCAATCCCTGATTCTGGACCCTGCGTCCCGCGTAAACAAGTTACCACATAGCTCGCAGGTCTTGAGCTCTACGGCGCCTGGGGAGGAGGCCATGGGCGGACGGTACGGGGGAGCGTTGGCGAAGACCGTTCGGGATGAGGGAAGCGGCCGGGCCATCAATCTCCCATACCTGCCGCGGGTTTAGCCGTCTTTGATGCGGCCGCCGCGCCTTCCTTTGGATCCTCGCCCTCTTTGACCTCTGCAACCTCGACCTTCTCTGGCGTGGGTGCGATGGCCAACTCCTCAGCCTCTTTGATGAGCTGGTCGGGGATTTCGAGGAAGCGGCCTGTGAGCTGCCCGGACTTCTTGGCCATACGCATGGCCGTGGGGGCGTCGATCCAGCCGCCTTCGAGGGCTCCGGTGATGGTTCGGGCATCGCGCTCGGCGATCTCCGACTTCTCGGTTTCTGTGGGGCGGCGCAGGTCTTTGAACTTGATGCCAAAGCCCTTTGGAAGCTTGATGCCTTCCGACAGCGCGATGGCGCGGTAGATGTTCGTAACGGCCACCTGCAGGTGGAGAACCTGCTGCTGATGGATGCCGTCGTAGTACAAGCGCTCGTCGGATTCGCCAGTGGAGTTCAGGCCCACTGGGGATTGCCCGAAGAGGCGCACGAGAGGAATCTGGAGCGCGCCGGAGATCTGTTGGCCGAAGTGAATCAGTAACTCGGCAAGACCGGTGTAGTTGTTGGCGCCGTGCTCCTCGAACTCGTCTTCCCCATCGAGCAGGGTGACGCCCTCGGAACCTTGGAAGCGCCGCATCATGTCGACGAAGGAGACCAAGCCGCTGAGAGCTGTGCCGCCTTCGGCCACAATGGAGCGCAGGCGCGGAATCTTCACAATCCGCAGATAGCACTTGTAGGCCAATTGGCTGGCTCCCGTAGACGCAGAGTCGAACATCACCATGCGGTCGTACACGGACTCGTAAACCGATGTAGTCCAGAAATTCTCGGTGAGGCGCTGCTGGTACGGAAGGTCGGAGCCTTCCATGCGGATGATGCGCGTGTAGTGTATCTTCTTGCCGCGGAGCGCCGGCGCGCTGGCCATGACCGTGTAGTACTTGGGGTGGCCGATGTGTGGGCCTTCCTCGGTCACCAGCTCGTTTAGGCTCGGCTGAACCATCCAGCGGTCAAGAACGACGAGCCCTTTGTACTGGCCTTTGCCGGTGCGGCCCGGATCCCACGCCGTAGAGTAGTCCTGCCCACTGACCATGTTGACCGCGATCCCACCGCCGTACAGGCGTCCCCACTTGACCGTGCGGTTGATTTTGCCCCAGATGTCTAGGCGTGTGGCGGATTCTTCGAGCTGCTCAACATCCTGGGGGTCCATCTCCCCCTTGAACTCCACTCCTTCGCGGGTCATATCGTCGGCCACGACGTCGACAGCCAAGCGTGCTACCCAGTTGCCGCGGTACATCCACTCAACGAGGATGCGGTCGCGCGAGATCGGGTTGAAGCCATAGCCCGATCCGGTGCTGATGTTATCTGTGCCGATGCCGAGCCCGGCGGAGAAGTTCTGGAAGCTGTCGTGAACCTGCTGGGCGCTTTTGGATGAGCCCACCTTGGGGGCAGCGTTGTCTTTCACCTTTTTCTGGTGTTCCTTCACAGCGCGGTTTTCAGCTTGGAACGCCGCGCGAGAGGCGGCGGACACACTTACCCTGGGCACTGGCGGGCCTCACTGCGAGGAAGGTAACACGCAGGGAAAATCCATGCACCCAACCGCGCACCCTACTCGCTGTGGATAAATGGTTTGAAGAGGCTGAAAAAATTGCCTTTTGGAATGATAGGTTTAGAGCAAATTTATTCCGGTTTCCGGAATTTCTAGCATCCTCTGTCCCTGAAATACTCAGTCCAGAGTTGCCAGCCGCGCTTGGTGTAGAACCCCCACTCTCGGCTTCTCTTTCCCATGAAAACCAGTGTGACCGCACGCTTGCCGTCAATCAGCTCGACGCGATGAGCGTGAGTTTTATCACGGAACAATAACATTCCTGGCCACACCCGCCGTGACTGATGGAAGCGGTGGTTTGCTGCCCATGGTGAGGTCGCGAATATTTCACGGTATCCACGCCAAAGTATCAGAGAAGCGAACGGCCATGGATGGTCGTGCAATTCGTCGGCGTCGGATCGATGGAAAATATGCAAGCAGACCTGCAACCATCGAGTGTCGATCAGGGTGTAGCGAGTGAGATATTTGGAATTTCCATCTCCGCGCGATTCGCAGCCATAGATGATCTTCTTACCGAACATGCCAGCATGATATCTCATTTAGGGATTTATATACTTGAGTACCTAAAACTCTGCGCCTTCTAAAGTAAGCCACGGTTCGGGCGGATAGATTGGGTGCCAGCCGCAATGGCGGCAGGGAGTTGATGTATTTGTTGGCAGATTCTTGCGGTCTGTTATCTCTTTTGCGTTGAACATAATGATTCCTCCGCAATTCAGCCCCTGGCATCTGATGTAGACATCTGGCTCCGAATGATTGGTGGAAACCCACGTACTTTTCGACATTGAAAATCTCCAAGGTACTCAAGTATATAAATCCCCTCATTTAGGGCTGGTTCGGTTGGTCGAAACGTTCATCGCCCGCCCCCCAGCTTACGCCACACATCCAGCTCGCCGCCGTGCTTGATATAGCCGTCCAGGCCGTACCTAACCGCATCGATGCAATTTCGCACCAAAATCCCTTCCACTACGAACTCATGCTGGTCTTGGATGGTTAGCTCGAAAACCGAACTGTGTTTCTTTGTGGCGCTTGAGCTGCGCACAGGTTCGGGAACAACACCGGACATCAGAGTAGCGATCGGTGATGAAACTAGCTGAGCAATGAGCACAAGAGCGCGTTTCATTATCGACGCCACTCGCGCGCCGATGGGCAGACTTGCATTTATTGCTACAGAATCGGTCTTGGTGTCCAATCTTTTTCGTGAGGAAATTCTGCTTGCAGAACTCACACGTCTTCTCAATTGGAACGAAGGCGAGGTAGGCGAGTCCACCGATTTGACGATGCTTCTCTCGTCCCTCAGGTGAGGCGTGCCATGCTTTAGTAAGCGGGCGAACAAGCGCAAGGTGCTCCAATTGGCCCGGAGCGAGGACATAATTCTCGGCATGGTACTTCCTGTGTTCCGCAGCTTCCATGCAGTCGAGATCGTTGGGATCAATCGTGCTTTTGAGAGATCCCGGCCGATGATGGATTTCCCAGCCTTTTGGGATTGGGCCTCGCAAGGTGGTCCAAACGACCCGATGAAGGAGTTTGTTGCCTCGTCTGTAATATCTTTCCCCTGGGTAGAGGTGATACGTTTTGCCATTGAAAACCACATCTTCAAGCGATGCCATAGGCCATCTCCAGAGTCCACCAATATGTAATCATCATATCGTAAGGAATCCGCTCTAATGAACCCTCTCAGCACAGTGAATATTTCATGGTTTGAGGTGCAACGAAGCGACTTATGCCCTGCTTTGACCTCCCAAAGTTCTGCGCTTTCTTGGGTTTTCCAGGCTCTCAGAACTTGCCGCAGCCCAGCGCGGGTCTGAACTAAATCTCCGACACGAACCTCTTCAATCGGCGTGAGGCCGAGAGACGTCTGTACTCTTTCCCCCTCAGCAATGCAGTGGTTCGACTTGTCCAGAATCTGTGGCAAAATGTCTCCGGTGATCTTGTCGACCTTGTACCGGTAGTTTGCGAATTCGTCGCAGGCGCGCGGGCACTTCGTCTTGTGGATGTGAATCTTGATGAACCCGCGCATGTGGGCGATCCCGTCCTCCACGCTGCCGTCCCACTTCTCGGCGCCCGTGATGTTGATTCCCTTGTTCCGGACGTAGCTGATCAGCTCAGGGCGGGCGCAGTCGGCCTTTACCGGCCACTGGCGGTAGGTTGGAATCTTCTCGAAGAAGTAGGGCTTGCCGTTGGCCAGCAGGGCGCCTGGGTGGGGCGCGACCATCTCGTTGATTTCAACCCCGATACCCCAGCACTCGGCATCGATCCAAAGATGCGTGCCGGCGATGCAGTCGTCTCCGCCATACTTCCCAGCAGGCTCCTCGGTCATGTAGAACCGCACCATCGTGAGGGGGTCGTTCGCAAAGCCCCAATCGATCGCGTGGAAGAACCGGATCGGTGTCTCGACCAGTTTGCCCTTCTTGTCGTAGCTCATGATGAACTGCGGGGTGACGAAATCCTCAACGATGTACTTCTTGCGGAAGATGGTCGCCTCGGCGTGCTGCTTGAGGTTGCCGTCCCAGATGTGGTCCGCAGCCTCGGGGTCGGTGGCGAAGTTGTAATCCTTGAGCTGGAGCATTTCCTTCGAAATCCAGAAGTTATCGCGCCAGTTGATCTTGATGATCAGCGCGCCTGGGGGCTCGTTCTCGTGGAACATTTGGTAGGTCGCGTCGGACTCGTTGCAGGGGTTGTAGACGACCCAGATCTCTGAGCCGGCCTTGCGGATGGTGGGCAGGAGGACGTTCCACGTTTCCTTCGTGACGGCTTCCGCCTCTTCCACCCAGCAGATGTCGCAGCCTTCGAATGATTTGATCTTGGCGCGGTTGGAGGTTTTGCCAAGGTCGCCGAGGCCCATAAAGACGAACTCGGATCCGTTCGACGAGTAGATGTGCTTGGCGGTGACGCGAAACCATGGCTGGAGCCCCAAAGAGTTGATCTGGTCGACGAGGAGCTTGTGCACCGAGTCCGCGACCGTGTTCTGGAACTCGCGAGCACAAACGATGCGGAGCTTCTTCTGCAGCGAGATGATGATCAGCGCCCGGGCAACAGCCCAGCTCTTGGTACCGCCGCGGCCACCTTCGAGAACCTTGTACCGATAGGACTGGAAGAGCCCCTGCATCTTGCCGTGGAACTGGATGGTGTAGAAGCCGGTATCGGGCACCGAGAAGCCGCCATAGCGCGCAAGCTCGTCCACGCGCTCGACGTGGCCGCCATAGCGTTGAAAGAGCTTGGTGTAATCAGGGGGCGGTGGAGGAGCCGGAAGGTAAAGCATTACTCGATGATGCCTCCAACGCATGAGCAGACCGTGGGCACCGTTCCAGGCGGCATAAGTTTTGAGAGCCCAGCCCAATAATCGGCAGGCAGCGATTCAACCACGACGGACAGGAAGTGCTTGCACTCGCAGCCAGGAACTGGCCGGCGATCTGGCGCTGTGGCCTGCGGAACCACCCAAAACACTCGGGGCTCGCGCGGGCGTCGCGGCCGGAACACAAACTGCATAGCTCCGCGCGGTAGATCGATGGTGCCGGCTGGGGCCTTCATCTGACCATCCGCTTTCCGCACCATCTTGCGAAGGTGTCAAGGTGCTCAGAGAGCCACACGCTGGCAATGATGAGCCCTGCCAAGATGCGGAGCTTCACCCAGCGAATCCGAAAGATTGGGCCGAAGAGCA